TTGCCCTGCCGGACCCTGTGGTCCGGGTGGTCCGGCCTCTCCACGTGGGCCGGTGTCACCTTTCGGCCCCGGCGGTCCGCCCGGGTCACCTTTATCGCCCTTCGGTCCCTGTGGACCTGTTTCTCCCCGTTCTCCCTTTGGCCCCGGCTCACCTTTTGGTCCGACCGCCCCCGTTGCCCCGGCTGGTCCCTGTGCCCCTGTGGCACCCTGTGGACCTGTGTCCCCCTTCTCGCCCGCCGGTCCCCGGGCATTCTCTGCCCGTTTCTTCGCTTCCTCTGCACTCGCCGCCGACGCTTCAGCACGCTTCAGGATTTCCGCTGCCACCGCTTCCAGCTCTGCAAGCGCTTTCGGGTAATACTGCGCCTCATCCTGTTCCATCAGAAATTTATTCAGCGTTCCCGGCTCAGAATCCGCCTTCACCAGAATGTCACCCACATACGACGGGGCGTACCCTTCCGTGTTCAGCGTCACCCGGTACCACCCCGGCTCCACATCAAAACTGTAACTGCCGGTTTCCCCCGGCTGCCCCTGCGCCACCGTGGTGACTATCACTGTCTCTGTGGTGCGTCGCGCTTTCAGCTCTATGGTGCATCCCGGCACCGGCTTCCCGGTGCCGTCCTTCAGCACGCCCGATATTCTGACTGTCATAGATTTCTCCCATAAAAAAACGCAGTACCGGTTACCCGGTCTGCGCTCAGAGGTATAAATTGTGACTGGCTGGTGTTAAAGGGTGCCGTCAGTCAAAGGCACCCGTGGATAATGTACGATGTCCGGCTTTTGTCGTTTTCCGGCAATCACGAACAGATGGATGAAACCTCACTATCCACCTGTCACGATGCGGTATCAAAATCGTCTGTATAGGATTTCAGGTAAAACAGAACCGGGTCCGGGATCCGAATTTGACTCGTATCATGAAGTATTGAACCACCCCTGTAAAAAAGCACACCTGCTTCATACCTGAATGTAATTTCAACCCGCGCATCACCCTGTCCGGCAGGAATACCCCATGAGCCTGACGCACTTCCGCCAACATCAGAATATACCGGCTCATATCTGCTGGCGTTTTTGGAAATCTGGACCTCCCGCTCCCCGGTTTTGACTTTGCCTGACCTGGCATGAACGACAACTTTGTCATTTATCTTCATGATGAATTCACCTCTGGAAAATGAATACGCCATAAGCATAAGCTTGCGATCAAACGGCATGTTGTCTTTCAGCAAAATCATTTTCTGAAAAGTCAGCTGGTTCTGAGTCATTACGCCCTGCCCCATATCAACCGTGTATCCCTTGACGATATCACCAATGATTCGGTCAGCGCTCATCGTTCCATTAATGGTGCAGTCTTCCGCAATCGTCACGTTATTCAGTACCCCGGCACTGGCCGTTATCGTCCCGCTGATATCGGCATTACGGGCCGTCAGCCTGCCGTCCGGCGTCAGGGAGAATGCCGGGGGATTGCCGCCACTGGTAATGGTGGGGGCGGTGAGCGTCTTTATCAGCGCCTCATTGATAAAGGTCTGTCCACCCTGCGTAACCAGAGCCGGTGTGGTGTTACCATTTTCCGGGTTAATGAATGCCACGCGGTCCGCTGCCAGCAGTATCTGGCTCTGCACCCCTTCATCCGTATTCTCAATGCCTGCACCAATACCGGCAATATAAAGGCGTCCGTCCTGCATCTGCTGTAGCTTCACCGCCCACATGCTGTTCAGGTCATTATTTGTGTCCGTCTGCACACGCTGGATTTGCTGTATGGTGGCGTTCTGGTCCTCCAGCGTTTTACTGACCGTCTGCGTGATTTCATTGCGGGTTTCTGTGATGGTGGTCTGCATTTCCGCCATCTCGTCCTTCAGCTGACTGTTGTCAATCTCTGCCCACAGCGCCTCTGCCAGATGCGTTTTTCCTATCTTTTCCCGGAAAAGTTCCAGATAGCCCGCAGCATCATTGCTCGCCCGTCCACTGGCTTCCACAAAAGCAGATTTACCCACCAGGTTGACGCTGCGCACATAAAACCAGAAATCCTTTCCGGGCTTAATGTGCGGACCGGAGACACTCCACTGACTGCCGGTCCCCAGATAACGGGCAGAGGTTTCCACCTGTGCGGCGTCTGCAATTTTTGCCTCCGAAAACCAGAACTCAAACTGCACCGTCGGGTCATAAATGGTCAGTTTCGGGACTGCCGTTATCTGAAAATACCCCGGCGTCAGTTCAACACCGGCAGGCGCTGCCGGTGCGTTAATCCGGAACGTGGTGGTGGCGGGTTCGCCCTGCTGGCCATAGCTGTTAATCGCCCTGACCGTCAGGGTGTATTCCCCGAGAGGCAGGCCACTGAAACGGTGCTCCGTACCGGCAGTGATGGCGGTGGTCAGCAGGCGGCTGTTCTCACCGCTTCCACTGGTCAGGCGCAGACTGAAGCGCACGCCCTTCACCACCCTCGGCGTGTCCCATTTCGCCAGCGCCAGATACTGACTGTCAGCTGCGCTCACCTCCACCGTCAGGTGCTGCACTGCCGGTGGGATAACGCTGTTCAGGGTGCCTGACTGCGGCTCAAAGCGGGCCCCGTTATCCACGATGGCTTCTTTTTCCGGTACGTGCTGCACCGCCGTAACGGCAAAGGTGCCGTCCGTGTTTTCCCGGATGGCCACACAGCGGAACAGGCGACGGCGAAGACCGGGCATTTTCAGTCCCCATACCCCGTATGTCTCCACGCCATCCGGCAGGGGGCTGACCTGTATCCGGTCAGGCGCAGGGTGTGCGGTAATGTCCACACTCACCGGCTTACCGCTGCCGTTAATCAGGTTCACCGTCGATGTCCCCGTCTCCGGGAGTGTCACCTCACGGTCCAGCGTCAGGGTACGGCTGGCGGCATCGATGGCCAGAATGCGTCCGCCGGTCAGGGTCCCGGCGTAGTCGTTATCACAGATTTCAATGATGTCACCCGGCGTGTGACGCAGCCCCTGTGACCCGAGCGTGAAATCCACCGTCTGTGTTTCCAGCAGTTCCGTCTTTATCACCCACAGCCCGGCACGGTGAGCCTGACCGCGACTGGTGCAGCCGAACGCGTCCATCTTCAGCAGGTTGCGTCCGTAGCGCAGTATGGCTTCCGGGTCTTCCACCAGTTCCGTGGAGGTCTGCCAGCCGTTCTGCGGGTCGGTGTAATTCACCTCCACCGCCGTGTGCCGGTCCTTCAGGGCACTGAAGCTGTAGCGGAACCCCACGCCGTTATCATCCACCACCACATCGCTGTTGGTGTACGGCCACACCACATCCGACGGGCGGTCCTGAACGAACGTCAGCGTCTGGCCGTTCCATACCGGCATACAGCGCATCGCCGAGCAGAAATCACTGAGCACGTCCCATGCCTTACGCTGTTGTGCCAGGTACGCATTAAAGGTCATCCGCGGCTCTGTGCCCCCGAAACCATCCGGGACCGTCTGGTCGCAGTACTGCCCGATGGCATACAGCGCCCACTTGTCCACATCCGCCGCCCCCAGACGTTTTCCCATGCCGTAGCGCGGGTGAGTCAGCATGTCCCACAGGCACCAGGCCGGGTTGTTGCTGTATGCCGGTTTCAGACTGCCGTCCCAGATACCACTGTACGTGCGTTTTTCCGGGTCATAGTTTGACGGCACCTGGATGATGCGACCGCGGATATGGTAGTTCACCGTCATCTGCTGGCCGCCGAACTGCTCCGCATCCACCTGCAGCCCCACAATGGCCGTGTTCGGGTAGCACTGTTTCACATCGATGATTTCGGTGTATGACGACCAGAGCGTCTTATTCTGCAGCTGGTCCGTGGTGCTGTCCGCCGTCTCCCTGACCATCCGGATGTTAAAGGGGCGGGGAGGCAGATTATCCAGAATCACCGACGCAAGGAACTGTGAGGTGGTCTTGCCGTTAATGGTGACATCCTTTTCCGTCACCCAGTTACCGTTACGCTGTAACTGAATCAGCAGACGGACAGAGGACGGATTACGGTCACCCTTTGACGTGGTCTCCACCAGTGACTGCACCCCGAAGGTCACCCGCAGGCGGTCAATGTTCGCTGACGTAATGGTGCGTGTCACCGGTTTTGCCCTGGTCACTTCCACACCCAGTACAGTTTCAGAGCCGGAGGACTCAAAGCCTTCCGGTGGTGTCTGCTCCTGCTCCCCGGCGCGCCAGACCGCGGTCACACCGTGTATCACGGGATTACCGTCCGTGTCCGTCAGCGGGGTTTTGTTCACCAGAATACTCTGCAGGCCTTTCACCGGACCTTCAATGGGTCCCTCACCAATCGCATCAATCACGCTCATCATCTGCGTGGATTTGAGGTTGTCTTTCGCCTCACGCGGTGTGTGCGCCCTGCCGCCACCTTTGCCCATTACATCACCTCTTACCGTGATAATTGTTCACTCACAAAAACAACAGGCACCTCACCGGGTGCCTGCGTCATGACGGAATAAAATTTCTGAATATCTTCACATTTTCACACACTGACTGTGGCGCTTATAATTTCGCTGCGTTAGTTTTTTTTTGCCCGAGTAACAAAAACAACTCCTTAACATTAATCTTCATTTGTCTGTCCCCGCAGCTCCGCGATCACTGCGGGATTTTTTTATGTTTTATCCCTGTCGACCAATAACCACCACCTTTCCGCCCCCGCCTTCATCACGGGTGCTGATGTCCTGAGAGATACGTCGTGAACCAACCAGCATTTCCCCGTAAGGCACCGGCATCGGGTTGCCCTGGGCAATCATGTTATCCAGTGACGAAAAATACGTGTTCTGTCTGCCGTTATCCGTTGCGCGGTAATCCGGTGTTTTTGCCTTCGGGGCCAGCATCTGGGCCACACCACCCAGAATCATGCTGGCTCCAAGTGAAAACAGCATCGTGGTGGCAGAAAAACCACCGGCTGCCAGGGCTGAACCCCATAACGCCATCGTGGCTCCGGCAGTGAAGAAAGAGCCCACGATGGCCGCCGCCCCCAGCACAATCTGCAGTCCGCCCTTTCCGGCACCGGCCAGTCGCGGCACAATATGGATGACCGTTCCCTCACCCAGTGGTTCGTGAAGGCGGGCATACACCGCCTCCGGTGCCGTGTCATCACCGGCAATACGTATCTGGTACCAGCCTTCGTTCATCTGACGGCGAAAGCCCGGCACCTGCAGCGACAGGGCACGGATGGCTTCCGCCGCCGTGTTCACATACAGGCTGAAGCGGCGGCCAAATCGTTGTAAATCCCCGTGAAGGCAGATGTGTGCCAGTGGCGGTGACGCCAGACAGAATGCGTTCGTCGTTGCCATTTTTCGGAATACCTCTCCCGTTTACTCAGTTGTTCAGGCAGATGGTGAAGCAGTTCACCGTTGCCGCAGTAAATGGCGGCATGATTAGCCACCGATGCGCCGAAGCAGCACAGCAGGATATCGCCCGGCAGTGCAGAGGACAGGGGCACCCGGTAAAAGCCCGTTGCCTCCATATTGTCCAGGTAAAGGTTCTGACCGTTGCACCACCAGTCATCCTCACGGTGAAAATCCGGCATATCAATGCCTGCCAGATGGTATGCATCCCGGAACAGCGTGTAACAGTCCGTCACCCCGTGCGCAAAGCGCCGTCCGGTCAGGTGCGGAACGCAGCGGAATTTGTGAATGTCACCCCGGCAGACCAGCCACCAGGGCAGGGCACTTTTTATCTGCAGTCGCCGGTCTGCCTCACTCAGCCAGGGCAGACCACCGGGATGACTGTGGACCAGCGCCACAATCTCACCCTGCATCTCCGCCCGCAGCCAGTCTTCCGGGGCAATACGAAAATACGCCTCCGGCGCTGCGGAGATATTCACACAGGGCAGGTACCGCTCGCCCTCCGTCGTGGTTATCACGAAGCCGCACGACTCCGCAGGCGCACACCGCCGGGCATGCGCCAATATATTGCTATAGAGCATGAGAACTCCTGATAAAAAACCCAGCCGAAGCTGGGTTTGTTAAGTTGTCAATTGTCAGTAGCGATGCAGTGAAGGCGGCAACTCTTTGTTCTTAAGCCTTTCCCATGCCAGAAGGTTCGTCGGCCCGTCAGGCTCATAAATATCTATATCCCGCGTGTGATTAATTAAAACGCCCCTCGCCCTCCCGATGGTATACGAGAACTCATAGCCGTAGTCGTGGCATATGCCGGAATAGCCAGACTGAATCAGTTTTAATGCGGGATACAACTCACGGAACAATGCCTGTGAGCGGTTAGCATAATCCCATAGCCATACAAGGCTGTTTGCTTCTTTTGCGGAAAGCTCGTTGGTGCTCTTCTCTTGTTTGCCGATTAACTCTCCTTCAAGCGGAACGCGAGCAGCAAGTGACAGAGCTTCGGTAAACTGCTCCTCGCTGATTTCTTTGTACGAACATCCAAAATGTGATTTCAGTGACGACCACATGGTGATCATCGCCTTCGCCTGTTTTTCCTTTGGCAGAGACTGACCGCGACTCATGACGAGTTGTTTAATGGCTTCCTGCTGTTCAGTAGTGATTTTCCCCGGCAACGCCTTTTTAGCTTTCAGTGTATTTCCGTAAGACCCCGTTTTACGAATGGATGGCAAAACTTCAGCTGTCACCCATTTGCGGAATTTGTGCGGGACTGAACCTTTATTGACGGCATCGCGGCAACGCAGAACCAATGTATACATACCTGATTCGCTCACAATGCTTAAATTCTGCTCACCACCAAGGGTGTAACTTAAAGTTACTCCCTTTTCATCGTCATCAAGTGCAGTAAGCGCCTTGCGTGAGTTAGTCAGATTTAAAGCATCACAAACATCTTTTGCTACAAACCACGGCTCACCGCACTTGTTGATGACGCGGATTTCACTGTCGCCGAATTTGAAGATGGTGAAATCGTTTTGTGCCTTTGCTATACTTTTCATGTCAATATTTCCTAATCCGATTTGTTGATACCGAAGCCCTGACTGTTACAGCAGTTGGGGCTTCAACTTTTTAGGCTGCGAATAAGACGCTGCACTATTTCTGAATTTAAAGACCTGCCCTCCTCCTTAGCCTTTTCCTTCAATTTTTCTTTAATCTCTGGCGGGATACGAATCCCTAATGGAGCGATATCTCTAACTTTCATTTCTTTCCCAATTGCTACACCGTGATAACTAAATACTACACCGTGCTTATTTAAAGTCAAAGTTTTTTTGCCTACACTGTGTAGCAATGCTACAGCGTGCAGGAGGAAAAATGAAAGGTGCAAGAGATATCAGTCCCTTGGGAATTAGGATTCCAGACTATTTAAAGAAACGCATTCAGCAGGAAGCGGATAAAAACGGCAGATCAATGAACTCAGAGATTGTGCTTATCCTTCAAAAACATGTTGATAATCTTGATGGCCCTCGCTCACTTGAAGGATTCGCTAACCAAGAAGCTGACAAATTCAAAGAGGCGCTGCTTGAGACGCTAAAGACCATGTATGGTAAGGATGAAAAATAATGCTGCACACAATTCATTTCTTATGCCCCGTTAACACTGCCACTGTTGGGCAACTTCAGAACCACTGTCTCACCGCATTATCTCAAGGCGCAACTGAATTAAATATCCATATATCAAGTCAGGGAGGGGAAACTGCCGCTGGCTTTACTGCGTATAACTTTCTTAAGTCACTCCCTGTTACCGTTAGAACTCACAACATAAGCAATGTTGAATCCATAGCTAATATCGTTTTCCTGGCTGGCTCAGAACGTTTCGCAAACCCATTATCAAGATTCCTGTTACATCCTCTATTATGGGTCTTTGCCACCCCAGCCGCCGACCATGCCAGATTGAGAGAGTACGGGAAATGCCTCGATAACGATCTTGATCGCTTCGTTGAGACGTTCAATATCGACATCGGAACCCATATTAGGTGGGCATCCCTGATAGCAGACTCGACCATTTTGGATGCTAACAAGGCTCTTGAGCATGGCATAATTAATTCCATAAAAACTGCAAGGCTGGTATCCAATCAGGCAAACTGGTGGGTTGTTTGATGGGTAAATCATGATTGCTCCTTATAAAAAAACCACCTGACGGTGGGCATAATCCATTACTGCGAAAGTTTATTAATGGAAAGGAAACCGCCAAAATTGCCGACATTCCTGCGCAGTTCACACCCGCGCATGCACTTGCTGCATCTGTCCTTACGGATATCGGTGGTGGGTTTATCGAACTCATCCGCCACAGCCCCGCCCGTGTAACCACACTCATCAGAGCGGTAAGTCCACATACAGGTATTCGCCAGCATAATGCGACCGGGAAACAGCGCCCCGTCCGTCTCGGTCGGTGTGGCCAGCACAAACGAGGCCGTCATGGCTGTGAGCTGCGACATCTGCTCCACCACCCAGCGGTCCGTCAGCTCCTGCTCCGGGTCAGCCTCCGGATTGCCTGCCACAAAATTCACCGCATCCAGAAAACGCGCATACACCCGGCGACGAACCACCGTGGCCCCCACCAGGCTCTGCAAATCCTCCGCCATCCCGGTGACCAGCCCGAACAGATTCGACACCGTCAGTGACGGGCGGGCACTGCTCCCTTTCCCGTTCATCTCAAAGCCGCTGCCGTCAATCGGGTATGCCTGGTACTTCCGCCCCTGCCAGGTGACCGGCTCCCCTTTTTCATTCAGCTCATTACAGAAAAAATACCGCTCACCGCCCTGTACCGTCAGGTCGATTTCCCAGAGTACCACCCGCGGTGACTGCTCTGATTTAATCGACTCATTCAGGCTTTCTTCGTTGATCTCCTGCATAAACATCCACCCATAAAAAAAGGGGCGCAATGCGCCCCTGATAAAATAGTTCAATTAAAAAATCAAAAACGATGAAGGTAATAAAATGAAAATTAAATCAGCTAATAGCTGATCGCAGTGACCAGTGGAAATATAACTTCCACTGATACAGGCCATCTGTGAGGGCAGATGGCCTGTATTTATTTACCAGTAATCATCAGAACTGATAAGTCATACCAACAGCAACGATATCATCCGTTGCAATGCCCGCATCCCTGGTAAACTTATTCTCATCAA